TAAGATAAATCTTTCCTGTTAGTGTATTTCTATCAAGATCTTCAGGTGAAGATGATACTGTCACACGGAAGTCGTAGATACCTCTGTCTCTTCTAATAGAGTCAAGGATTGGGTTAACACTATCTAAGAATTGTTGTCTTACAATCTCGTCGTTTTGTTCGAACAATAATCTTACCGCTACTGCTGAAATCAATTTACGAGCTTGAAGTAAAAGTCTTCTTACGTTCAATCTGTCTAATGCTGAATCAGCTTGTTGTAACGTTTTGTTACCCCATATTACTGTTCCGACATCAGAGAAAGTTGCGATAGGATTGATTCTACCTTTGTATAAAGTATCTCTGTTTTCTTGAGTTAGTTTAATTCTTGCTTTGATTGAATTTACAAGACCTCTTGTGTAACCCGCTGAAGCGAACCAAGGGAATGCAATGTTATCAGTCAATGCTAAGTTTCTACAAACCTCACCTGTTGGTGGGATGTAAAGTTGTGTATTGTTAACAGTGTCTCTTACAAGAATCCAAGGATAGTAAGTCGCTGTGTAATTTGAATCGATACCTGTTTGTTCTAAATTATCAACCGCTTCTGTTGGGAAAATTAATCCTAAGTTATCAGTTGTTGTAGGTAAGAACATATCGTAGTCTGGTGTTGTACAGATATAAACTGAGTCAGCTCTATCATCTTGAATCATATTGATCGCACCTTCAACTAAGTTACTATTATTAACATAGTCGATACTTGAAGTAGCGAACACGTTAATGTTAGTTGCTTCAGGATTTGCAAAAGTTGCAATACCTAATTGGTAAGCGTAGTAGTCGGTATTCGCCCAATCTGAATCATCACCACCAATTGAAATATTCTTGAATGCTCCCCATCCTGTTGCTGTTGGGTATCTTGATGTAGGACAAGCCCCTTTCAAATAACCTGTTGAGCCTAAGATAAAGTCGTCACCGTTTGTTCTAGACTCTCTGTAGATATCCCAACCGTCAAATCCTTTTGCAAAACACACAGTGAATTTTCTAGCAAATAATCTATAATATGGATTTTCAGGACTTGTTGGTTCTGAATTGAAACTTGCGTCTCCCACATAGAAAGCTGATTCACCACTTGTTGTGAAAGCATTTCCGATTGTAACTACAGTTGCACCTGAGTCCATGTGGAATCCTTTAGTCTTTGTATTCCAAGGAGTACCGTCAATAACATTACAATGGTTCAAATTATTTTGGAAACCTTTGAACATTAAGAATGACTCATCGATACCAAGAGAACTTGAGAATCCTAAGAAAGTTCTTCTTACATTGTCACCAGGACTTGTTACTACATTTGATCCACCGTTAGTCGTACCGAAAGGAGGGTTATAGATAACTTGACCAGGGAAATTATATTCTGTTTTATAAACAGGAACTGGAGATAAAATATCACCAGAGTAATCTCTCATAATATAACCTTCAAATCCACAAGGTAATGCATCTACAGGGTATTCATCAGATAACTCAATCATAATGAATGCTGAGTTAAGTGGATATTCACCATCAGAAGAACCTATCTTTTTAGCTACGAATGAATTACTGTTAGGATCCATAGTACAGTTCGTGAATTTTTCAAGAACTACAGGGTTAGCATCAGTATCAAAGAAATCTCTAACCATGATATCGAATGTGCTATTATTGAATGACATATTCATTATAGAAATCTTAACTTCTATGTTTGCAGAATCACCGTCAGAAATCGAAATGAATTTAAATAAATTATAAACCTTATTACCTCTAAGTTCAGAAACAACAAATGGAGTTTCAGGACTTTGATATTGGAATAAGTTATTTGCAATTGAAGATGTGTCTCCACCTCTTGCTTCAGGTAAAGCAACCAACTCAGCATTTATTCCACGAATATATCCTTTGTTGTATGCATAATTTAACATATTTTGATAAACCTCTTCAACAAATAATGGAACTTCAAATCTTAATTTAGCAAAGTTACTTACACTAAACACCTTTGTAATGTACTCAGAATCTGAGTTTTGAAGAGAAGTCTCAAATGAGAAATTCTCATTCTCTACAGTTGTACCAGTAATTGCGAAAGTTGAGAAAGGATTTCTTGTTATCGCAGAATAAGAACCAACGGTGCTAATTCCAACGTCAGTTAATCCTGTAACTTGATATGTTGGTCCAGCACTTGTTGAATTGTATAAACTAATACCTCTTGATCTTAAAGTTGCAACAACAACATCATTATATTCTGAGAACGCAGTACCAGAGAATGTGAACATTTGACCTGATAATGATCCGTTAAAATTACCACTACCTAAACTGTTAAGTGCCGATATTGATGTGTAGAATGAATAACCTGAATAACCGTTATTAGCTTGGTTAACGAATGTTGCGTAATACCAAACATCATTATCGTCTGATGTTAAATCAGCAGAATTAAGATCCATGTTATTACAACTAAACACGTTTGTTAAACCAGTAATACCATCAGCAATTAACTCGTTGTATACCGTACCTGATAACGAACCAAACACATAAGCACTTGTTCCAGATAATGTTGTATCTCTGAAAATATCAACTAATTGTGTTGAAATGTCTTCTTGTAAAGTGGATAAATTTCCATTCTCAAGTTGATATTGTAAACCAAAATCATCCCAAATAACATCAGGAGTTGTATCTTGTGTTATGTTAACAGTTCCTCCCGTTGATCCCGAGAAGTCCATTTCAAATGCTGTTCCTGTTGTAACATTAACACCAACTGTTGTTGGGTCCACGTTAGCAATAGTGGTGATAGACCAAGAAGGTCCCGCATCATAACCTGATAATCCTAATATTCTAGTTACGAACAATTGGTTAGATTGTTGTAAGTAAGACTTTGCGATGTACGCCGCCTCATATTTAGGAATTTGTGTGTTTACAAATTTTTCAGGGGATGTACCACCGAAAAGGGTTGTGAACTCGTCGAAACTCGTTACGAAAATTGGTTCGAAGGCAGGGCCTTTTAGGGTTTCCCCTACTAACCCTAATGTAGTTACACCAACACTTTGCGCGACGAATGATAGGTCGGTCTCTGTTGTGTATACACCGGGTGAAACGAATACTTTACTTGCTGTTGCCATTATTTAAAAATTCTGTTCAGATTTATTTATACATAAATATTAAATTAAAGACAAAAAACTTTACTCTTTATATTGTATTTATAAATTAGGCGCTTTTATTCTGCCTTTTTTCTGCCCATGAAAACAACGTCAAAAACGACAAAAGAGATAAAGAACATCAAAATCTCAATTGACTCACATAATGCACTTAAAAAGTATTGTGATAAAAGAGGTTTGAAAATTTACAAGTTTCTTGAAAATTTAATTATGGAAAAGTGTAAAGAAAAAACTGATTTGTACGGAGAAGATTAAATTAATCTTGCAATGTAGACGATTTGAGAATCAGACGAAGGGTCTGTTGGTGTAATATTCAAAGTAAGATTGTTACCCGATGTTAACTGAATTTCAGTAAGATCAGATCCATAAAAATCATTATTAATATAAACATCCCAAGAACTAACGTTGGTCATACCTTCAAAAGACAAATCAGCAGTATACTTGTAATTTTCTGTATACTCCGTAGTTCCTGCTGAAAAATTAAATGTTAGAGGAAATAAACTTGGATTTTTAGGGTAAGATTTTTTTCTTCCTCCTCTTGAAGTTTTGGCTTCTAACAATTGAACAGTTCTTGATATAGCTGGTTTAATTTCAAATTCCTCTTCGTCAATCAAATATCCCATCATTAAGAAGTCGTAACTTTGAATGTAATATTTTCTTTTTTCTAAATCTACAACAGACTCATCAGAAATGTTTTGTAATATTATCGGAACATATTGTCCTTTAATAAAAGTGTATGCCTGTCTCGATGAAAATTTTTGAAGAACATTTTTATTCAATTCATTCAACTCTCTCATTCTATTACAAACAAACTTAACACTGTAAGTAATATCAACAGGAACAGGCTGAGGTATGGTGTAGATATCCAATCCTTTTCTTTGACCGTCCCATGTTGGTACGGTGGCATAATAATATTGTTTTCTATTTGGTATAGTATAAAGTAGTGATGGGTTTGAACCATACTTAACTTCAGGATTTCTAACTGTGGTAATAAATGGCGGAGATACGTTTTTATCCAAGTCCACAAAATTCCATGTTTCAGTTAATTGAGACCAGTTTTGTGTTGTAATAAGAATATCGACCGTTGGAACAACTTTACCTGAAACTACAGTTCGTAACTCTTCTTTAACAAATTCAAGCATACCTTTATCTAAATCAGCATGTAAAACCGATTTAGGTAAGTAAGTACCGTCCTTATTAATATACTCTAAAAGTTGCTCTCTCCTTGCTGAAAGAGTTTTAGGTGGTACTAATTGTATTTGTTTTTTTATTTGTTTTGGAAATCCCATATTAAATTCCGTTAAATTCGTTTGATGTTACAGGTGTTGCGATAATAGTTCTGTAAAACGGTTTATATCCACCATATGTATGTTTGTTATCTGAATTAACCCTCCCGTCATCACTAACAGAATAATATCTAACTCGACTCTCAGTTTCATAATACCCGATATAATCACCAAAATTAATGTCAGTTTGTAAATCATCTAAAGTCCTTTGATAAATAGATACTCTCAAATTACCTGGCTCAGACTGTTGAATTTTCGAGTTACCAAGTCTTTGATTTGTTGGTGCCACAATTTGAACCATACCCTTCAATTCGATAGGTGGTAGATATTGAATTCCGTCTTGCAAAGATTCACCATAAACATCATCTGTTTTGGTTTTATACTTATCAACTTTATACAAAACAAAGGTAAAGTTCATATCACCCTCTAACCACTCTTCACCCATGTCAATGTCCAAAGTGAAATCTTCACCACCAAAAAACTTACCTAACCTTGTTATTGGCACCTTTTTTTCCATATTGATAAATACTTTAATTATAACTATATTTAAAGTAAAATTTTTTATGAGGATAAACCCACCCACCAAAATCTATATTGAAAAAAGCCCTGTTCATGGGTTGGGTGTTTTTGCGTCTGAGGATATTATGGAAGGGGAAATTTTAGAAGTTTGTCCAATTATTGATATGGGTATGAAAACCGGTGAATCAAGTCATATATTAATTGACTATAGATTTAATTGGCCACAAGGAACAAATGTTTGGGATAAACAAGTAGTATCAACAGGATTTTCATTACTTTACAATCATAACAATAATCCAAACGCATCATGGAGATCAAACCTTGAAAATAATACGTTTGAATTTTACTCTATAAAAAATATAAAATCAGGTGAAGAAATCTTTGTGTGGTACGGTGACATTAATTATTGGAATGATGGTAGAACCCATACAAACGTTGTTTAATTAAAATGGAAATTAGTTTAGAATCAAAAGCAATGTCTATATTGGAATCTTATGAAGGTCCCAACAATTATATTATTGAAATAAAAAGAAAATCTCAACTTAATAAGAAATTTTATCCTACAAGAAGTCAGTCAGAATATATTATAAACAATCACGATAAACCCCCAAAGGTTGCAAAAAAGTGGGTGATACTTGATGCCTATTTTGCACAAAGATTGGCTGACGACAAACTATACACCACGATACCTGAAAAGGTTTGGGTTGAGAAATTATTGGCTGAAAAAGAAAAGGCGTTTCATATTTGGGGTAAAGTATTTGAATCCGAACAACTTCATGATTTTTGGTTACCGAAAGCAGCAATCATTAAAGACAATACAGTAAAAAATGTTGTTCTTGATTTAGAGAAGTATTCTCACAGACCTCTTTTATCACATCAGGTTGAGGCGGTTCAAAAGCTAGTTGAAAACAAAAAATACATTTTAGCGGATGATATGGGTCTTGGAAAGACAACCTCAACAATAGTTGCCGCACTTGAGAGTGGAGCAAAAAAGATATTGATTATTTGTCCTGCGAGTTTGAAAATTAACTGGCAGAGGGAGATCGAAAACTATACAGATAGAAGTGTTTATATTTCTGAAGGAAAGAACTTCAGTCAAGAACACGACTTTGTAATTATAAATTACGATATTATTAAAAATTTTCATGATGTTAAAAAGAAATCTGATTCGAAGATTCTTGGAACCAATTTTGATTTGGTGGTCGTTGACGAAGCACACTATATTAAAAACGGTCAAGCACAAAGAACAAAACTAATCAACGACCTTGTAAAAAAAGTTGATAGACTTTGGTTATTAACAGGTACACCGATGACCTCAAGACCAATGGATTATTTCAACTTATTAAGTTTGGTTGATTCACCTGTTGCTAAGAACTGGATGGCTTATGCCATCAGATATTGTGGTGGATATCAATTTAATGCAGGTGGTAGAAAAATATGGAATGTTACCGGTGCAAGTAATCTTGAAGAACTAAGAGATAGAACATCAGGTCTCACTCTAAGACGATTAAAACAAGACGTGTTAGATTTACCCGATAAAATTATTACACCCGTTTATCTTAGATTAAAGTCGAAACAATATGAAGAGGTAATGGGTGATTATTATAATTGGTATGAAAAGAATCCTGATGAGAGTAAATCATTAACAGTTCAATTCACAAAACTCACTCAAGTAAGACAAGTTATTGCGGAAGAAAAAGTAATTCAGACAATTGAGTTGGCCGAAAATATAATAGAACAAGGTAAAAAAGTTATCATATTCTGTAACTTTACTAATTCATTAGATAGAATAATCCAACATTTCGGTAAAACAGCGGTAAGACTTGATGGGTCCATGTCAAAACCTGAAAGACAAAATAGTGTTGACAAATTTCAAGAAGACGATAAGGTGAAAGTATTTGTTGGAAATATAAAAGCGGCTGGTGTTGGAATTACTCTCACCGCTGGTGAGGCTGTTATTATGAACGACCTCTCATTTTTACCTTCAGATCATTCACAAGCAGAAGACCGGGCTTACAGATACGGTCAAAAAAATAATGTTTTAGTTTACTACCCGATATTTGAAAACACAATAGAAGGAATTATTTACGATATACTCAACAAGAAAAAACAAGTTATTGCTACGGTTATGGGTGATGTTAAAAATGATGTAGATTTAGTAGAAGAAATTATGAAACAAATTAACGAACGTAGACAATAACGAACTAACGGATTATTTATATGATAATCCAATATTATGAATAAAACAGAAAAGAAGATTGTACAACTCGAAAAACAAATACAAGAAAACCACGTAACACATGAAACCGAGTTGTTAATCACAGAAATGAAAAAAATTGGAATAGAGAAACTTCCCTATTCTTATTCAGCCCTCAAACCGTTCATTGATCCAGAAACAATGAACTTCCACTACAACAAACACTATAAGGGCTATGTAGATAAATTGAACGACGCACTCTCAAAGAAAAAATACGGAGATCTTGATTTAGAAAAAATTATAAAATCGATATCAAGGTATGACAAAACAATTAGGAATAATGCGGGCGGTGCTTTCAACCACGCTTTGTTTTGGAATATGTTATCCCCAAAACCAATGAAATTGACAGGAGATCTCGAAACCAAAATAAAGAAGGAATTTAAGTCTTTTAATAATTTCAAGAAAGAGTTCGAAACAATTGCTAAAGAAAGATTCGGTTCAGGTTGGGTATGGTTAGTTTTGACAAGTCAGAACAAATTAAAAATCATGTCTACTCCAAACCAAGACAATCCTTTAATGAATGTTATTGAAGGTGGAGGATTTCCTTTGTTGGGTCTTGATTTGTGGGAACACGCATACTACTTGAAATACAGAAACAAAAGAGATGAATATATCACAAACTTTTGGAAAGTAGTTAATTGGGATTTCGTTTCAAAAATGTACGAAATGAAGACTGAAACAAAACTTGCCGAATCAGTTAAGTTTAGACAAATACTTTCAGAAGAAAAATCTGAAAAGTGTGGTACTGAAGAATCGGAGGCTATAAGGGTGATGTTTAATGTAAACAGACCAATTGAATTGGAATACAGAAATGCCATTGATAGAATATTGAAAGAGGTGTTCAGTGAATATTGGGCGGATAGAGACAATCAAGGTAACCTAGCAGGAATTTATAATTTTGAGAAACCTGGTAGATCTGTTTTAAACAAACTTAATACAAACTATACTGCGTTCTGCATTCTTATGAAAGATGTTAACAAGGTAATCAAATCAATTGATCCAAAAAAAGATCTAATAACTTTTATAGGTAAATCACCTAGTGAACAGAATAAAGAAATAAAAAGATTCGTAAAAGCATTAGACTATTTCAAATTTAGAATTTTTGATAGAGAAAGCCCTACTTTCCAAAATTTGATGAGGTCTCTAATTGACACTGATTCTGCTGGTGACAAAAGAGAAGAAATTACAGTTGCAATGATCAACAGACATTTCAAAGGTAAAGTCGCTGAAAAAACAGGTGAGTTAGGTGGTGAAGATGACATGTTAAAAGGTATCGACGCTAAAATCACACTAAACGGAAAAACACATACCGCACAAATCAAGGGTTACAAAGAAAGAATTGATAGAGAAAATACGATCACTCTAAAAGGAACAGGTAATGTAAAAAATTATACTACCGATTGGTTAATTTTTCAGAAAGGAAGAAACGTTCTTATTTTCAACAAAAAACCTAACATTATTGCTGGAAACTTTGTGTTTCCTAAGGACGGTTTATTGTACGACATAAAATAACTTTTAGAAAGTATTTATATTATCATGGCAGTAATCGGAGAACCAGAAAGATCCAGAATCTATACGAGAATTAAACACCAATTAGGTGCCCCACTTCGTAGTGTGGAATTGGAAGACGAAATGTTGGACTCTTTAATGGAGTTATCAATACAAGACTATACGCAATACACTTTGGATTGGTTAATCGAAAGTCAGTGGGTTAACTTGGTTAACCTTAATATGGACGAAAAATCTGTAGCGAAAGCATTGGTTACAAGAACAATGGATTTCGAAAATCAATTCACTTACGCATATTCTAAAATAGTTGGATTACAAACATCAGGACCTTGGGTATTGAAGAAAGATTATATCAATCTATCGGCAAATACACAAAACTATGTTATCCCAAAAAATAGAGAAGTTAATGAGGTTTTATGGTTCACACCAGCTGAAATGACTTCAGGGTTATTTAATCCGTGGGGTGGTGGATTCGCAGGAGCACCAGGTTTAGGTGGTGGTGCGGGTTACGCTCAAATGGGATATCAAGGTTCGTATCTTATGACATCAGGATTTGATATGTTATTACGTCTACAGGAAGTTAACATATTGAACCGTATCTATGGTGGAGATTTAACATATAGAATTACAGGTTTACCTGACGGAGAAAGATTATTACAACTATACAACGTACCAGGCGGTAGATTTGATTGGGGAACAATCGGATATAACAACTACAGAGTTTGGTATTGGTACTACGATACAGAGGGAAAAGATAGAGACGCGTGTCTTAAAGCAAATCCTGATATTATTAAACTACCATCTGATGTTCCTTTAGAAACATTGGAATGGGAAGACCTAAATGTTCCGGCTCAACAATGGGTTAGGAGATGGTTTACCGCATACTCAAAAGAAACTTTAGCGAGAGTTAGAGGGAAGTATAGTGGTAACCTAAAAACTCCTGATTCTGAGATAACCATGGACTATCAAAGCCTACTGACAGAAGCTAAAGACGAAAAAAGTAAACTCGAAGAAGAGTTGAAACTTAGACTTGAGCGTTTACGTCCTGAAAAAGTAATGGAGAAAGAGGCTTTGTTAGCGGAAAACTTGAACAAACAAATGAAGTTCAGAGCGTTTCCAAGACAAATATATGTAATCTAATATGTCAATTATCAAATCAATCCCATCACAAAGATTAGTGAATGGAAAAGTTTTATTCACATCAGAAGTTTCAGTAGTTACAGGTGAAAATTTTTATCAAACAAACGGTGAAGAATGTATTATTGTTAGAGGATCCGAATCTTCAACAGTTAAATTAGATAGTATATCTACAGACCACGTTGTCGTTAAGTCTTTAACACGTCTTATGATAATTCCTGACATGGGAAAAATCGATGAAGAGTTCGACGAAATTGTTTGCGACAAAGGGGCTTGTATAGAATTTAGATTCTGTAACGGTAATTGGTATATCCTCTCAAGTGACGGATTAAAACAATCATAAGTTAGTCTCCAACTTTTCTTTCCAATCTGATTCCGCAAGATCGTACATGTAATTACAATCTAATCCCCTCTTATCCCAATAAGATAATTCACCTTCAGACAAAGTTAAAACTTCTTCTAATGTGTCTTGATCACCTTGTTCAAATGGTTGACCATTAATTAATTCACATTGGACTGTGGTAAAAATTCCTCTCTCGGCAGGATCTGCAACTATTAAACTATCTCTAACTTCTTGTTTGAATACAACAAGTAATGGTTCAATTCTTTTATTAAAAGTCACAACTGCTCTCGGAACATTATAATCACCCGTTAACTCCGCATTTTTTTCTAAAGTGTTTGGATCTAACATATAACAGTTAACCATCACACCATCGGTTATCGGTTTTGCTTTAGGGTTATTAAACAAATTAACTGCGTTTGTATCTTTAATTTGTTTTACGGTCATTTTCTGAACGTCTCCTTGAGAAGCCTTTGTTCCATTATTAACATACATGATAACATCGCCAAGGTTGACATTAAGGTTTTGTTGGATTGCCAACTCCATATGAGCCATTCGAGACATACTATTACCTGATTTGGTCTTAGTATTCAATCTTTTATTGTAATCCTCAATCGTTAATTTAACTTTAGCCCTTTGTGCGATTTTGGTCAAAGGTATTTTCTTATCAAAAATCTTTTGTAGATACTCATAATAGTATTCGATGAAGGATTTACCATCACCTTGTAATAACATTTTAACACCCTTATCCAAAAACTCTTCTATGTATACAGGTAACTTTTTAGACTTGATACTATTACCTGTTAGTTTTATCTTACCCTTGGCATCCATAACCGCATAGTTCTTACGAGCCAAGTTAATACAAGACGGCCATACCCCATCGGTATCAAGAGCCATCTCACCTCTCATAAAGATATCGTTATACTCCGCAACATCAGCCTCAGGTCCATAATACTCTTTACCCAACTTCACCTTCCAATTCAATCCACGACCAACATAAACTCTGTCTTTCGCATCATCAGGAGTAGAGAAGTTCACACCGTCCGTATCCATTACTAACGGAACATAACCTTTGGTCATAAAGAACTTAATCATCTGACGAAGATATTGTCTACCAGTACAAGTAATTTGTTCTCCCATAAACATGTCACCCCACGCATAAACCTGAGGGGC